AAAATGCTCAATTCAGTTGTTTGCTTCCCTAATTAAGTTTTCGGACGGCCTCCCCCACTTAGCAGTCTAGCTTGCTCAGGTGTGCGGCATGTAACGAGCATGTCGCTGACGTAGCGAGCCTGCCAATAGCGGAAGCGGTCGGCATCTTGGAGGATGTCGAAGCAGCGGATGGCGAGGTAGTCGAAACGAGCGAGGAAGAGCTGCCCCAAGAGCTGGGCTAGCTTGACACCGAGCACGATGCCGGGATTGAAGCTATCCACCACCTCGTCGATGAAGGCGAGGAGCTTGCGGTCTTTGATCTTGCGGCGGTACTCTGCCTTAAGCAGGTTGTGGTCGATAGACTGAAAATAGTGGTGGATATCCATGGGCAGGCAATAGAAGGTCTCGGCTTGTGGCGAGGAGAAAATGTCTCGCTTCACAAGCTGATAGAAATAATGTGTGCCCTTGCCCTTGGTGCCAGCTGGGCTGTGACCATGGATGGTGCGGCGCAGGTCTGCCTCGACAGGTGCGAGGGCGGCATGCTGCATCACGTGGTCGATCACTGGCAGCTTGTTGACCTGTCGATGCTTGGGATAGTCGATGTCTTTTGCCACATAGGGTGATGTGTGCCAGGACTCTGACTGGTATGCCCCGAGCATGCGGTCTAGGTTATGGTCTAGGTTTGCCTCGAACTGCTGCACCGACTGGCGATGCATCTTCTGGCGTGCATAGTCGTAGAATGCACGCCTGAAGTTGTCGAGTGTCTCGACCTGTGGCGAGATATGGCCAAACCTTCTCATAACTCTTGCGGTGTTAAGTCTGTGTAATAATCTGTGTAAACTGTGTATCTGTGCAGATAGCCTGCACTGGAAAAATGGTGTCTGCTTTTTTAATGTTCATAACCTTCGACCGGATGACCTTATTGTCATCATCTACCAGCTAATCTTGGTGTGTGTATGTATCGCCATGGGGCGAGGACTGACCCTATTATCTCGAACAGGGTAGCAAACGATAGCCCTGTATAAGAGAGCCTCTAGTGTTTAAGTTGAGGGCGGCGCCGATGTTACCGTTGGCATTCGAGACATCATTGTTAACGTTGAGAGTCGAAGAACCGCATTGACCGCCATTGTTAGCGTTACACCCACGCAGGCAGAGACGGAAACCAGCACCAAGGGTCACACCCTGGTTAGAAAACCACTGCAAAGTTAATAAAAAAATCGGATGGAAAGAAGTCAAAGAGCGTTTTTTTTGCCAATATGGGCTAAAAATTTTGGTCGCCGACCGCCAAAGGCGGTATCTGAGGGTGCGAGCTGCGCTCGCTGGGTGCTTGCGGCTACGCCGCGGTTGCCCTGTATGCTGATGCACACCTAGCAAACTTTTGGACACCCAGCAAGCTTTTGCAGACTTTAGGCAGCTGCGTAATACTCTGGCTCCACAGACCACTCGGATGCTGCTTCGCAGAGGGCGGCGCCGATGCTACCGTAGGCAAACGAGACATCATTGTCAACGCTGAGAGTCGAAGAACCGCATAGACCGCCATCGTCAGCGTCACACCCACGCAGGCAGAGACGGAAACCGCTCGTAGCTTTGGAAGTATTCCAGAAATAGCTAGTCCAGTATGTGGTCTCGCTGCCTCCGACGGCCGTGGCGAAATTCTCCAAATGCTCCATGGAGAGTCGGGTGATGTAGCCCTCGCCTGTGGCAGGCGATGTGCTGTAAGCCTTCATGCCCGTGGCTGAGCCGATGGTCCATGAGCCGTAGATGGATGGTGCGACGAGGTGTGTGGCTGTGGTATCGGAGTTGATGCGCACCTGCTCGTCATCCATCATGCGCCAGAGGTAGCCGCCCTGTGCGTGCTTGAGACCGAAGAAGCTGGAGACCTTGGCTGTGTAGACCGTGGTGCCAGCGTCATTTTTGACTGCGTATGTAGTCTCGCCCACGCTGTCGCCCAGCTCGATGCCTGCGGACATGGGGAGGAATGGGCGGTAGGAGTTGTAAGTGCCCCAGGTATCCCAGTTGAAGTTTGAGGTGCCTGCACCGAGACCGCCCTGGTAGAGACCGTTGGAGTCTTTGGCGGTGTTGACGGCATCTTGGTCGTAGTGTGTGCCCATGATGACCCCGATGAGTGCGGCGATGATGGTGGTGTGTCGCATGGTGGTGCAGAGCCACCCCTTGCCATTCTTGCGTGCGGCGGCACGGAAGTATTCTGTGGTCTGCGAGCTTGCCGGCTTGCCGCAGAGGGTGCGTTTGGTGCCGTCAAGGGAGGCATCGTTGTTGCCTCCTCGGTAGTCAGAGCCTATGTTGATGAAGCTGACGAGTCTGCCTGTGCTGCGCTCGATGGTGGCGAAGCCTGAGGCGGAGATGGAGCCGATAGGGATCTTGTAGTTGTACTCGCCAGGGATAGGCTTGAGACCGATCATCTCGTAATGGAGGCCACCGACATCCTTGGTGACGAAGTAGAACTCTCTGCCCCATCCCCACTGGTAGTGGCCCTGTGAACCGTCTAGCTTGGCGGCTTCGCCCGTGGCATACTTGTAGTGATCCTTGCTGTCGAGCTTTCTGCGGCTGTGGTCATTCTTGACCAGATATCCACCTAATCCGAGGAGGTATGGCAACTCCTTCAGTATCTCGAGTGAGCCAACATATGATGCCGCCTTAGGCGTAGCGTTGGCGGTGTCCCACACTCTGCCGCACCAGGCATGTTGACCTACAGCAAGGTCAGCCTTGAGCGCATCCATGCCGATGCTAGTGACATTGCCATTCTGGTCTGTCAGCAGCACGCTCTGATTGCTGTTGACGGTTGTGACTTTCGTCACGGAATTGAATTTTTTACCTTCCATATCTAACTATTACTTTCTTTATTCTCAACCACGTTATATACCCATATTGTGTAACCAAGCTCGTTGGTGCCAATGATTTCAAACCAACCCTCAACACTGATGCTAGTCGAGCTTTGCCTGAGGCCATTACTTGCCGGAATGAATACATCCTTTTCCTGCTCACACTTAAGAATAGCTGGCGGTGTGGAGCGCGTTATTATAGGGTTGAAGACTACGATGCGCATGAATTCTCCATCGCTAAGGTGCGGAAGAACATATATACCCGGCCCTTTAATAAAAGAGCCATTGATGATACTTTTGCCGTCAACAACTGTATTTTCGTTGTATCTCAGTCTTCCGACAGTGATATCTCCCGAGACGCTGACATTCTGGAATATGCCTCCCTTACATGATAGTTCGCCGTCCTTAGCTCTGAAGACTACATTGCCATCCTTATCCTTCATCTCTATGGTACGAACACCCAGGTTCTCCACCATCTGGTACTGGGCGAGGATGATGTGGGCTATGATGAGCTCGATAGACTGACCCAGTCGCCAATAATGGTTGTTCAGATCAGCTGCAGAACCCGGATAATTGTCTGCAGTCTTGACGTGCGTCTTGATGCAGGAATAGGTATTGCCATTATATAAGACAACATCCTTCCACTCTTCACCTTCTCCACCCGCTTCGAATCTGTATCCATTGCTGCAGGTATTCCACAGCTGCGGACCTCGAAGTACGCTGCCCTTCTCACCCTTGACAGCCTTGCGGATAAAATTAATAGTTCTTGTAATTACTGTCATAGACTACTTGACTGATTGAATCGTTAATGCCACGCTGCTGTAACCGGCATGCTCGCAGTCTGCCCTGGTCACAGCAAATGAACTCAGCTGGACAGTAGGCTTGCGTGCTGCCTCAGTATTGAGGACAACACCAGAACCTGACTTCAGCGTGAAATAGAACTTGCTACCGATAGCCTCAGACTTTCCCCTGACAATCAGTCTCGGAGTATAGGTCACAGTACCATTGCCTGACTCGTCCTCGCTGATAGACTCATCAGCCGGTGTCGGGTTGGGCTCAATATCGTATGGATCTGACGCATCGATGACAGTCTGGAAGTCGAAACCCAGCATATTATCCTTGCCCATGGCCTTGTCGTTGTACACTTCCACCATGAACTCCCTCGTGCAATCAACATCTGATGCCTTGACGGTGAGGATCTTGGCACTGGCTCCTGCAATCTGCTCCCAACCTGTGATGCTATTGACTGCTTTATACCATTTGTAATATAGTCCTGCTGTCAGAGTCTCGTTGCCCTGCGTGACTTTGGCTTCGAGCTGGCAGCTGTCATCCTTGCTACCCAGAACGAAGTTGTGCGTATCATTAGCCGGCGCCTTAATTGTCACACGATAGGCGACTCCTGTGTAAGGGCCAACGGAGATATCGTAGCTAGCCTGAATCTCATCTGTAGCCTCCTGCTGCCCAGAACGCTCTGTGATGGTACCGACCATCCTGATTGTAATGCCGCTATAATTGGAAACCTTAACCAGGTTGTTGCAGATTTTCAGTCCCCAATATAATTGCGAAGCACTTGGTCTGATAACTTCAAAGAGACCTTCAAACAGTCCTGTAGACTTGCCTGCAGAATTGAAAGGAATCTCCGTATCATTGAAGAAGTACTTCATGGAGGTAGGTGTACTGATGCCCTCTGCTGTTCTCGATGAGATGACAACGAAGTACAGCTTCGGCTGCGTCTGCGAGAAATCCGGATAGACAGTCACGACATCCCCATTTCTCTGGTACTCCTGGTAGATATCTCCGTCAGGCGACTGGATTGACGGAGTAAATGTACCCATCTTTGGTATGAAGTTGATGGTTGTCGACTTACTTGCGCTACTCATTTTCTGCCTCCTCTCTCTGCTCTGTCATGATGAATCTGCTGTCTGTAGCTACAGGCAACTTGTTGCACACTTTGCCTTCCTGCTCCATGCAGGCGGTCTTGCCATCCATAGCGATAGCGCCTATTCTGGACAGCGTCTCCTCGAACTCGATAGGTTCCCCAAGCTGTAGGATATCCTGACACCAGAGAATGAAATTGCCATCCTGCAGCTCAGTTCTGTCCTCGGTCAGCTGAAGCAACTCCACGACCTTGCGATTTGCCTTGATGTATCTTTCCATATATTATATTATAAATGATGATTAGTGAAAAATGAACGGATTGCCATCTGCGTCCACGAAGACCTTGCCGTCGGCATCCATAGCCAGAGCTAAAGGATCGAGGTCTTTAACTTCCAAAGCAAGGATAGCTCCCCTGTTCGGATCCAGCAGATCTGTAGGTACTCTCGGAGACATGCCATGTCCGACAAGGACAGCGTTCTCAAAGTGTATCGAGTTATTCGGTGCCATCCACCAGAGGACCTGCAGTTCTCTGGTCGGGTTCGCAATTTCTCCGACATTGTCAGAGATGGTTGCCGCTGGGTGTACTACCTTCGTGTCGGGCAGAACCTCGTCGACCGTGTCGAGGATATCGTAATCGTAGAATGGTATCCTGCGGACGATATTGACAATTCTGTTCGGTGTAGCATCACTCAGATCTACGCTTGCCGGATTGCCATCAGCCGAGAATTTAGCCCTGCATCTGATGCAGATGCGCTTGCCCATGAGCGAGCGGTCTAGCGTAACGGATGCGCCATCAGCAGAAACTTTGATTTCGAGGTCATCTGCTGTAATGGCAGAGAACTGACCTCTATCACGGAGAATCTCCCAGATGAACAGCCTCTTCTCCTTAGCGCACTCCTCTGATCCGAGGCGCAGAGATGCATTGATGACCTGCTTGTCTGTATCACGAAGCGGATTATAGTATCGGTCACCACTCGAAAGCAGCAGCGTCGGCTTGTAGAGGGTCGCATTCTTGCAGTTGATGGAATAGTCCATCATAATTCTGTGGACCTTATTTGTCCGGCTGTCCAGGTACTTCGCCTTGAATCTGAGCAGAATCGGTTTCTGCGGCGCTGCGTTGACATACCAAAGCAGTTTGCCGGCATCATTGCCGGACGAGGTGATGACATGCTTCCTGGGTGTCGAAACCAACGCATTACCCTCCACACCATTCTCGACTCTGTACCAGGCGACATCTGTCAGTTCACTATTGACACGACCACTCTCGAGTATGTTATCTCTGTCGATTATACCAACGACCGGTTGCAAGGCGCATGGTGTCAACTCGTAATTAGGAGCATACTCATTCTGGTTGGCGTCATAAGTCTGTTCGAGCGGAACGCTGCCTGATATTGTCTTGGATGTGTTCACCTGCAGAGGCGTGTATTTGAAGTCTAATCTTTTGTATTTCATCTTTTATGTTATTAAACACAATCCAGTGTGATGGAATCTTGGGCAACCTCGTCGCCCAGACCATCACGAAGTGTAACTGTTGCCGTGAATCTAATCTTAGCCGGAACTCCCTCGCTGTCGATGGAGAGGTCAGACTGGGTCAGTACGATAGCCTTGCCTGTCTTGGAACCGACTTCGAGTGACCAGATGTTGTCACTTGTGACTCTCTGTTCACCAGCCCTGTTCTCTGTGTATCTGGTCCAGGCTACGTCGCTGTCGAGTATATCTGATGTGATATCCTGTCCGTAGAGCGATGCGACGACTGTCAGCGGAGCTCGGAAGTTGTCGAAATCATAGAGCGTCTCGTCTTCGAGGAAATCGATGGTGAATGCTGGATTGCCCTCTATCATCGCCCAATCGGTATTGTTCCACTTTGGTGCGGTATGGGTACCGGTCTTCTGGCATCGCCACTTGCACCCGGTATACCAGACATCGGAGGTTTCATATTTGCCGGTTTCCGGATTGAGAGCTGAGCAGAAATAGTCTGCCGCCTCTGACCATGGTCCCCGGTCTACATAATCGACAACCGGTTTGCCTTGATAGTCAATCTGTATGATATCCTGGGTGATGATGCCGGCAGCATAGAGATAATCCCTGCCATTGACGATAGGAAGGTCGAGCGACTTGACGAATTCAGGCATATCGCCGAAGACCATGCCGTAGTTGTAATTCTCTAGTATCGGCTTGGTGACGCCCGTCAGCTTGACGATGCACCCCTCGGAACTGGAGATGTAGAAACAGCTCTGCAGCGACTCATCCGTCTGGTTGCCATAACGGGCGATATTCATGAGCTCACATGGCGGAAAGTTCTTTCCTGCCGGAACTTCGGCATCAGGATAGAGGGTGACCTCGATGTAGTTTTGGACGGCATTGACGCTGTTGATGCGCATCCATGAGGTGTAATAGCTGGCAGATGTGGACGAGGTGGTGGCTGTGGCTAGGTTGTTGACCACGCCCTTGATGACGTTGTTAACGTGCTGTGCGGTGAAATAGCCCTGGTATTTGGAGCGGAGGTGGAGACCGTAGCAACCTGAGCCTAGGTCATCGACCTGCTCGATGGTGTCGCTCTCGGTGAAGAACTGGTCACCCTCGAAGGCTGAGAGTCTGTTGACTATCAGCTCAAGCACCTGCATGTATGAGCGCACCTTGATGCTCTCGACCTCAGCATTGCCATCGCCGTCGATGGCTGCGCCCTTGCCTGTGGCCATGCCAGAGACAAAACCACCAAACTGTACACCTTGGTTGAGGTGAGCCACCCCCTCGGAGACAAGCCCCTTTAGGAAGGTGATAAGTCCCATGGCGGCATCGTCATGCTCACGAGAGAGGTATGCACCATTGTCTTGTGAGGCATAGGCTAGGAGGGAGAGGAAGGCATCGCCAATGCGCCTCGCTGTATTGGCACCCTTGGCACGCTCGTCTCTGATGGACTCGAACGCCCTCTGCAGTATCTCTGTATTTATTTTATCTGCCATCGTATTTGTTTATTTTTTGCAAAGTTACGAAGGAATGGTGCAAATTAAAAATACGTTATAAGGGTGTGCCGAACATCTGCTTGAAGAGGTCAGCCATCAATCCCTTGTACTCCTCGCCATAGAAATAGCCCTCCATATCGTTGAGCTTCATGATGGACGCATAGTATTTGCGGTTGAACCATGGGCGGCGTTGGCGTGGCTCACCCAGATGGTGCTTGGCACGATATTCCGGGTCGAGGAACTCTAGGTCACCTGGGTTGCCATGGTAATAGCCATTGCCAGTGCCCGTCTCTTGGTAGAGACCATAGAGCAGAAACTTGTGGGCAATCGTGCGGCTGGAACCTCCGAAGGAAGTAGCCTGCACGCTGTTGAAGAGAGCACCCGTATGGCGGATGCGGTAGTGCATGATTTTCTCCTTCCAGATTTTCACCATCTCTTCTGCCCATCCACGCTCATAAGCATAGATATCTTCCTGAGAGACGGGAGTCTTGACGTTATTCATTCCATTCTTCATTGTTGTATACCAGGTCTAGCGGCTCGCTAACGTCGATATGGAATTCCACGCCAGTAAGCCCGTTAATGAAATAAGCACCTATCTCCCGATTGTCCACCTGGTCGCTCAGCAGATAAGTGAAGTCGTTTTCCCATTTCATCTTATCGATGATGATCCTGCTCAGAAACTGCCGGAATATCTTTCTGCAGGTATTGAGCTTTTCCTGCCGGTCGTTCATGTCGTTCAGTTTATATCGCATCAGGATCCATACCGTATAGGTAACTACCTTACGGAAGCTGCCGTCACCATTGATGGCTACGTTACCGTCGTTGGTATCATCTATAACGATGAAATTTCTGCTCTTCGACATATTGCTCAGCATACCCTCAAATGCCGTCGGACTGGAGCAGGTGGTAGGCATGAAACCGAGATTACTGCAGAGTTTATTGCGCTTTGCCAGATCTCTGAAGTAAGAGAAGGCATCGAAGCCTACCTGTACCGATGGGGTATTGATTTCTGTCTTAATCATGATTTTTTCAGTCTTTTGTTCAGTTCTTCAGCCTCGCGTGCCTTGGCATCCAGTTCTGTGAGTGCCCGCCACACATCGGCTTTTCTGATAATCTCTTCCTTGGTGATGTCGCCTCCCGTGAGTGCCCGAATCTGTGCATTCATCGCTCCTACCATATCGTAGTCTTCACCTCCTTCGGCTGCAGGCTTGAAGAGATGAGGAAACTTTTCCGAAAAGTTATGCTTTATCCGCACATACCAGAGAAACACGCCCATGAGTTCTGGTACCGTACATTCGATGCGGTCCGGGCTCTTGCCCTCGCCATCCAGATAGAGATACCGTGCCAGTTCCTTGAGAGGTTCTTCGTTCGACTTATCCGACATCATGTACTGCTGGAAATAGTTGTCGGCTATCAGATAATACTCGAACGGATAATCGTAGAGCTCTACATCTGCAGCCTTATAGAGACCAATGGATTCGAGTCTGTTGTCTGCCCCGTTGCCATCGAAAACATAGTCGAAAGCCTCGCAGAAACTTCGGATCTGCCACAGCTCAAGAAAGAATCTTGTCTTCTTGCCCTTATCCGTCTCCACCTCGCAGAGCCATCCGTCTTTCTTCTCGTTGAGTACGTCTATGCCGGCAAACCGGGCAAAGAGATAAGTTCTTACCTGCCACTCTTCCCACCCCTGGGTGAGCAGGAAGAGCGCATAGCGCAACTGTTCCTGTGTCAATTCACTCCAGGAATGAGGAACGTGAAGGTTCAGCGTTCCGTTAGCATCCAAAGAAGAAGGTCGGGTCGTCAGCTTTGTTTTCATACGCTTGCATGTGATTGGCCTTGTAGGCCGATGAATCCTTATATTTTGGGAATTTATCGATGTTTTCTTCGATAAAGTTGGCTACTGCAGTATAGGCGAGATCCTTGTAATGTGGATCAGCGGGCGTTTCGCCGGTAGAAATGTGAGCGCCGATGAAATGGCACATTTTTACGATGGCATGCCGATGAAATGGCTCATATTGTGCCTTGCGCTCCTCCTCAAGCAACTGTTCGATGAGTGAGTCGGAGAATTGTCTGCGCAGAGCAAGTTCTGCAGTACCTATCTCGCTCCGGTGGGCTGTCAGGTCATCAAAAGTTACGAAACCGCGTACCGGCGAGTAAGCCCTCAATACCAGAGGCGACCAGAAGAAGGAGGCGATGTTGTTGCTTGCCTGAACAGTCTCGCTCCATCCTTCCACCGTGCGCAGGCGGTTCAGAATGCCGTGCAGCTGCTGGTCCTGCTTATAGGTCAGTTCTCTGAACAGGGCGTCAACCCTCGCCTGTGATGCGGGAGAGATATTTTCGTTTGATACTACGCCGAAACCGTTGTCGGTCATTACGAGGTCGTTGGAACGGAGACTCAGGATAAAGGTCTTCAGAATGACATAGGAACGCACATTCCCCAATATCGGACTGTCCTCCATACAGGCTGCATCTTCGAAGTCTGAACCGATAACCGTAGCCACCAGGTCGAAATATACGTTCTCCAGTGCAGGCTGCATCTTCGTGAAGACATCTTCAGAAGCAGCTCCCACGAATGGAAGGAGCTGCTCAAACTGTTCTGCGGTAATATTAATCATCTGTCTTGGAATTTGGATTGTTAGACACTTTCTTGGCATCCTTGTTCTCATCAAGGGTCGTGAGCATGATGAGCGGCACATCCGGATAAACCTTCTCCTCCCAGTGGTTGAAGTAGATGATCACCCAGTGAACCGTCTCCATCAGGTCGTGGAATGCCTTCTCTATGCTCTGCTTCAGCGTGAAGAGCTCGCGCTTGTCGGAACCCGAATTGTTGCTCTGGCTCTTGCCGGGAGTGGCGCCCACCAGGTTGGGATGGATGTTGTCGGCATAACACTGCATGTTGTTGCTCTCGGCGATGTCGTCAGAGTAGTCTCCACCGTCTTTAGAGGTGTCGATGCGTGTGATGCGCACCATTTTAACCTCTTTGCCGTCAGGGGTGGTGTAGTAGCCCGCTATCCAGAGTTTGCCGCTGTTTTCGATGCCCGATATGAAGGATTGGATTTTCTTCTTTTCAGCAAGCTGTCGCTCTTTCTTCTTGACAGGGTCTGTGATGTGCTCCTCTTTGAAGATGCCCGTCCAGTAGTCACGGTGTATCTCGACCAGGTAAGGGATGGCAGCATGGTTTTTGAGCTTCGCCATCTTGCCAATGGCGATGAGTCGGGAAATATCATACCACTTGTCACGGAAGATGGCACTGTAGTAGGGCACTGGGTAGTATTGGCATCCCACCGTCGGGAATCGGGTCACGATGGCAAAGATGCGATCTTTGGTCTTAGGACCGCCATCGCCCTGTCGTGACTTGGTCTGTCCGTTTTGCCCCTTCATGCCCATGCGCTCTTGGAGGTCGCCCAGTGGGTCTAGCTCATCGAGCAGCGGCAGCACCTCGACGTTGGCAGGGGCGACGGAGTTGCGCCAGTTGGCATAGAGCACGTATTCGGAGCGACCATCCTTGCTCTTTGTAAATCGGCAGTAACAAGCCTCTTTGTGGCGCACACCCACGATGGAATCGCCCTTTTTGTTGAGAATGATGGCTGAGACGCAGAAAAAGTAATACTTCATGTCGGTGATTTGCTCCAGGGCAAAACGTGGCATGGAGTTATGCATGCGGAAGAGGTTGATGTCTTCGTCTTTGGTGGGGAGCTTGGTCTTGATGTCGTTGTATTGCAGTCCCATGCCATAGCAGGTGAGCACATTGAAGAGCTTGTTTTGCGCCATGACGGAAGACTCGCCTATCTTTTTGCTGAGTTCGTATGGCAGTAGGTTGTCTGCGCCGAATGGGATGACGGCGTAGGTATTGCCATCGTTGGCCTTGACTTGCAGGACAGGGGTGGTCTCGTCATCATCGAAGATGGAGGATGACTCAACGAAGCCGTTTGTCGGGTTGAATGCCTCGTAAGGCATCACCTCGCCTACGGTTGCGTATGTGATATCTATGTTGTCTTGATTTTTCATATCTGAAGAAGTTTTTATAAATAGATGGGATGATTGTTGTATCTGAAGATGAAGATGTCTCTCACCTTGCGTATCTGGTGGTTGACGGGATTGTAGAGGTTGTGGGTGCCCTGTTGCCATGAGGAACTCTTGACGAGCCAGCCCCTATAGTGGATGATGGAACCATCGCCAGCCTTCCAACAGTCTAGGTCAACGGGCGTGCGGTCGATGCGCGAGATGTCGAGGGCACGGCGCAGCTCGTTGATGTGGATGGCCTTGGCGGTCTTGTTGTCTGTGTTGTTTGCCATATCTGAAGGAGTTTAATTGAACGTATCGTCGAAGGAACGGTCGAAGATCTTGCCTGAAGAGGTGTCGATGTTTTTGAACACGACATTCTGGATGCGCTGAGAGTACTGGTATGAGAAGGTGAACTCAGCGAGGTCGTCAGCCTCGTTGGTGCGCTCGCTCTTGGAGTCTGTGAGGGTGATTTGCTTATCCTGGGTATAGTCACGGAACAGGTAAACCTCATCGGAGCGCAGCAGGTCTTCGGCGAAGTGTGCCATGGATGGTGGGATGATGCCCGTGTCGCCCTCGAAAGTGCGTGTCTCTTTGACTTGGTAATTTATCTTTTTGCCCCCGATGACGGCACTCTTGCGCTCGAAAATCGGTGCGATTTTCTTCTTGCCCAGGCAATAGAAAATCTCTTGGCAGCCGAAGCTGTTGGTGAAGAGGAGCACTGGGTCGGCAATGGAGCCTGTGTGGTCAATCTGATATTGCTGGGTGCGGTCGCCCACGGTGACGGTGTAGGCGAAGAGGTCGCCCTCTGATGCGTCGCAGTATCGGTCTGGTGAGACATCGAATGAGGTGATGCCGTTGGCGGTGTGGGTAGGTGTGGCTGAGGATGGAACCTGAACGGTGGTGACCTGGTTGTCTTTGAAGAACTGTGCCACCACGGTAGGGGTGGAGCTGTTGATGCCAGCGGCATGGAGATATTCACGATGCCCCAGTCGAGTGAGCTTGGTGCCATCGAGGAGGGTGAGGAAGTATCGGTCTATGAATGATGAGCACGACATGTCGATGTCAACGGTGGCGTAGTAGGCGGTGATGGCACCGCTCGACCATGTGGCGATATCGCTCTCGCCCTGGTGCTCTGTGATGTCGATGGTGAAGGAAGCTGTCACTGTAGGTCGCACGGCATCGGCGATGAGTGTGCCGAGGTCGTAGATGGTGATGGAGCCAGAGACTGGGTAGTAGGTCTCGCTGAGCAGCTCCATGCCGTTGCACTTGATGGTGACGGTAGCGGTGTCGCCCGATATCTTAAATGTAAAGGTATCGAGCGACGATGTAAACAATGGCGAAGTTGGTTTTGTTGCAGTGATCATATTGTTGTCTCATTAAAACACTGCAAAGTTAGGAAGAAAAGGAGGAAAATAAAAATACCCGATAGTCTCGCGACTACCGGGTACTGGGGGATAGAGCTGCCATGCCATGTGCCTAAGGCCCCATCCGTCGTTTTATTGTTTACTAAAAATGAAAAAAAATAATCTTGTTTTTTAGAAGGGGGCATCTCGCTGCAGGTGCCAGGTGAGACCGCCGCCCTCGACATTTACCATGTCATAGCCATGCGAGTTCATGTACTTTGTGATGGTAGAGATAGAGATTGTCACCATATCGGAGAGTGCCTCTTGTATCTCTCGTGAGGTCTTGAACTCTTGTGGATCAACCTCATCGTCTGGGTCGTATGGCTTGTAGTCGATGAGATATCGATCTAGGGCTTGCTCCACTAGATTATCCTCAGTCTCCTTGTCTGGCTCTGGTGGAGGTGGTGGGGCTTGGTATGTGCCGAAGCCTATGATGTGCTTGCGCTCTTTCATGCCACACCTCCTTTCGCCTTCAGAGCCTGGTTGATGGTCTTGAAGAGGTTCTCCATGCGCTTGAATGCATTGAGCATCAGAAGAACCTGTCCGGCACCGCCGAAATCATCCACGGCATTGGTTATTACCTCGTTTGAGATAAACTTGTCTTGAGCAAACTCAAGAGTCTCGATGAAGTTGTCCAGCTGGTCAACGTTCATCATATCTACTAGCGCATTCCAGACGTCTGCTGTCATGTGCAGGTTGGTTGAATTATTTTCGTTCATGCCTAATCGTTGTTTATGGTTTTCCACTTGGCCAAAGTCATATTGTATGGCTCAACCTCTTTAGCTCCATACCTAAGAGCATAATAGCGATGATCATACCATCGGATAATAGTCTGCTTGTGTGGAGCATCCTCGATGAATGCAACAGAACCAATTGTATTGTTGCCTCTCTGAAATTTGAGCTCCACCTTATGGGCGTTCATTTTTTTGCCAATATTCATGAAGTACTTGCACTTGCTGATGTCCTTGGTAGTCAGCTTTGCTGTGCGTCTTCTGCGGTTTCTACTTTTCTTCATCACGCTACCTCCCCTCCAAAAATGAAACCACCAATCATGACAATAGCCATCACAGCTGCGAAACCAACCATGGTGAGCACAACCTCTCCATAGGTCACGGTCTCCCCGCAGATATAGCTGAAGGTCTCGCTCTTGGTCTTGGCGAGCTTCTTGATTTCACACTTGAGGGCCTTCATGCCCTCCTCTACGCTGATGCCTGCAGGTCTCACCTGCGCATCACTTAATAAAATAGAATTCTGCATATTGCATCGTCTTATTAGCATTAACAGCCGATTGTACAAAAGGGTGGCGGCTGCATTCCCCGTTGCTAATAAGACGATGACTTATCCGGAAGGACTAATCAAATCTTACGGTTCATGCAGCCGCCATGTATTGGGCATATCTATTTTCCCAGTTGGAAAAAATTATTTTCCCAGTTAGAAAAAAAGATTTTCCTAGGCATAAAAAAAGCCTGCGGCTAGAAGCCATAGGCGATAACGGTCGCCTTGCCGGATAGATTACTATCGTCTTATTAGCGTTGGCAAAGGTAAGAAGAAAATCTGAAACCGCCAAAAAAAAAGCGAGAAATTTTCATTCCTCGCTCATTTTTCTTTTCAAAACATGTTTAATAACATATTATTGCTCATCTTTGGTAATCAACCCTGCTCGAATCTCATCATCATTCTTCACTCTCTTCACCAGGACATAGTGAATGACTGTCTGCTGTTTCATACCACCTTCAGATACATAGTAAGTATTAAACAGCGACCATCCTTTCTTAGCCATATAATTCACGGCTGCCATGACGGTATTGAACTTGATCTGTTTGCCATCCTCACCATATAAGCTCTCGAAGGAACCTCCACCATTGGAGACTGCACCCATATCAAGCATGACCTTCACTTTGCCGACACCCCAGAAGTTATATGCCTTGAGGTCGCAATAAACCGGATACTTACCATCCTCAGACTGGATGGTGCTCTGCGCTTTAGCGCCAATAGCCATAAAAATGATGGCTAAAATTAGAATAATTTTCTTCATAACTGCAATTAATTGAATAAAATCCGGTGCAAAAGTAATAATATAATTTGAAAATGAGGAATGAAAAGGAATAAAAACGGAAAGAAAACGGAAAGAATCTGAATCATATCCAGGAATGACCGGAAATGACTGCGAAAACGACCGAAAGCGACCGGAAACGACCGCAGAATCTTCCTTCAGTTCTGCCACTTCGAGGAATGGATTCCTCGGAAATTCCCCGATTTTCCCCGCATTTTCCTCGATTTTCCGTGCATATTCCGCAAAAAAATACCCCCGGTACATTGAGTATCGAGGGTTTGTTATGCTTATTTCTGGAAATATACCTTAAGTGGTAGTGAGTTCTCTACGTCGCCGATTTTGAACGAAAACTTATAATTACCTTCAGCCGGGAACTGCAGGTCAGTAAACTCGAAGATGAAGTTGCTGAAGAGAAACTCATCTGAAGGGTGTGGCTCAATCTTGGAATTGATGGGCTGGCCAAGAATCATCTTGCCAGTGCTCATCTCTGTAACCTCTGCCGAGAACTCTTGCTGAAGTTTGCTTTCCTCGCTGTTCATCTTAACTCTCGCTACCATGAAGAGGTTGCTCTTAGGCAGCGGTGCTTTTCTTACCACATAGTGGTCAAAAGTGCCCACGATGGTAAGTTTGCCGTCATTATCTTGTGCAAAGTCACACAATGCAAGAATATCTATGTTCATTTTATATGTCCTTTAATGTTAGACTCGATAGCCGAGTGTTTGAAAAGTTTTTTATAATTGTCGAATGAATATTTGAGTTTGCTCACCGTGCGCTTGTTTGTGCTCACTAGGTTGGCTCCATGTCTGCCAGAGATGCCCTCCTTGGTATTGAACTTCAGAGAATTTCTTTTGGAGTCAACCCAAAGCCTGATGGCATCGCCTTGTATCTTGTCACCCACATTGCCATGGACGTTGAGATCTTCTCGTATTTTCTTGTCCTCTTCGTTGAGCTCAAGAGCTTCGGTGATTTCTACGGAACTATTTCGGTCTAGTTCGTATAATGTCATCTTTTTGCCCGTGATAGGTTCCTCTTTGAGTCCCTTCCACTCAGCCCTTCTGGCAATGACATCAGCTTTTTTGCCCTCTATGATTTCACCTTCTTTGATATATATAGCCATTATTGGAGACTTTTTTGCATTGATTTTTCACTGAAAGAGAATACCTCAGCCATATCATCAGGCGAGGTGATGCTCATGAGCGATGGGCTGACCTCAAGAGCCACCTCAATGTCTTCAATGGAAGCATCTTTATCTTGTTTGATGATGTACTTATCCTCATGCTCTTCAATCTCTTTATCAAACTCTTCTTCGGTAATATTGCCGTCAAGCATTTCGCAATATAGTTTGAAGTAGTTGCGCTCACGTGTGCGGTTGTTAACGGCACGAGTCATCAACTCCTTGAGTCTGTCGGCAGTACTAATGTTGAAAAAGTTAGCCTTATTGGTAACACCAGCGAATGCAACCTTGCCAGTACCTTTGTCTTGTATAGCCACAACAGGGCTGCCATCAGTTTGGTATGTTGTATATATAGTCGTTGTATTGCTCATAATTCACATCCTGTTTATATTAACACGGTGCAAAGATACGGCTATTTTTTGTAAATCGCAAATTTAATGATAAATTTAACAACAAAAATTGCAATAAAGATTGGAAAATGGTATATAAAGAATGCTCGACCGCTTTTTGGCTCTTGCCAGACGCTTTCGCCGCAGGCGAAAATTTTTGGAAAATGAGGGGGAAGGTTTTAGCCTTCCCCTTACCTTATTATATATATATTATAGCTTGCCTTTGTCGTGATAGCTGTAGAAGCTGCCGTCTGCCATGATGATATGGTCCATGAAAAAGATGCGCATGATGTCGCACGCCTTGGCTATCTTTTGCGTGAGTAGGTCGTCTGCCTTGCTTGGCTGTGGACTGTTAGATGGGTGGTTGTGTGCCACTGCCATGATGGTGGCGTTGTTGAGCACGGCTTCCTTCATGATGAGTCTCACGTCCACGGCAGTCTCTGTGATGCCTCCTTGACTGAGGTTGATGCACTTGATGAGCCGAAAGTTTTGGTTCATCAGTATGACGTAAAACCGCTCAGTATCTAGGTCTTGCACGATTGGTCGGAGATAGCTGTAGAGTGCTATGCTGCTGCCTAGGTCTGGCTGCTTCTCAGCCTTTTCCATTTGGTAGCGTCTGCCCAGTTCCAAAGCTGCCTGCAGTGCTATCGCCTTGCAGTCTCCCACACCTTGCACAACCTCTAGTTCCTCTAGTCTTGCCTTTTTGATGTTCTTGAGTGAGCCTTGCATGGCGTTGTAAATCTGCCTAGCTTGCTCCATGCTCTCACGTGTGCCTGCTCCTCTGTTGAGTACCAAAGAGATAAGTTCCACGTTGGTGAGTGTCTCGAAGCCTTGGTTATAGGCTCTGTAATGAGGTCTTTCCTCCATGCAAAGGTCTTTATAATTTTGTCGCATATCGTTTATATTTTGATTAGTTATACATTCTCTTGGTTCTTGCCAGGAACATTGCACCCATGACCTGTGCGCCACATTCTGCGAGTTGGCTCGCAAACTCGTTGGCGGTTGCTCCGCTCGTGATGACATCGTCGAAGATGATGACTTTCTTACCCTTGAAGTAGTCTTTGTCGAGTCTTACGCTGTAGCCGAAGCTCTCGCAAACACGGTCTGCCGTGAGGTGCTTTGCCGTGCGCTCACCATAGATGGAAATGTGCTCGTTGCCGTTCTGTACCCTTGCACCCTTGCTCACCATTTGAGCGAAGCGGTTGAAACGCTTGCAGTACTTCTTGTTGTTGGCAGCTGGAGCGCATACCAAAACGAAGTCGCTCGCCTTGTCGCCATAGGTATCTACGAAACTATTTACTACCATATCGGCAGCATAGTCTGTTGCCCACTGCTTGCCATCCTTGAAGGCAAAGATGAAGTTTCTTACCTGCTCAGCTTCAGCTGAAGTATCGAAACGCTTGGAGTTGTACTCGTAATAATTGAAAGTCTTCATACGCTCTAAATTTTTATTCTAGCCAGAGGGAGAAAAGGAGCTTTTTCTTTAACTCGTCTTTGTCTGCCCGTCTGAGAGTTTTTTTTATTCTGTCCGTCGGTCGTTTTTGTCGCTTTTTACGGTGCAATGCAGACGAGCGGAGAAGAGGTATAAAGCCAAGGAATTTAGGCAAAAGTTTTAAGGAATACCCAATCTCAGATTGTGGAAGGCTGCCAAAAAGTTTTGGCTAAATAGAGCCTTGTGCCGGTACTTGGTGATACCGTCCGCCGTACCTTTGCTGAGGAAAAAGAGATAATGACTGACGGATACCACTCTCATACAGGAAAAGCTCTCGGAGCGGATAAAGCGGACAAAGAAAAGGCTTTTTGCCTTTACCCTGATGTTTAGCCTCAGTGGCGTTTGAGCGTTATGGATGCTAGACCGATGAAACCGCAAATTTTAACATATTTACACGATATGAGAAGAGGGAAATTTGCGGCATCAAAAAAGCCATGTTTTTCGGAGTTTGGGGAGAAAAACATACCTTGGAGTGATGAAATCGCAGCATTTTGCAGTCTTCGACCTCGGGGCGGAGAGGGCAAAATGTGTCGTTTTACGACAGGTTTTCCACACCTAAAGAGTGGAAAACCCCGATTTTATCGTGGTTTCAAGGGATTCAAAGGGAAAGAATTGCCCTTTGTCTCCGAAAGGACCCCCCACCGCCCTGCGCCCGAGCGCGCCCTCGACCCCCTTGGATTGGGCGGAATATGTAAAGGACCGTTAAAGAATTTGCAAGAATGTAAAACGTATTTTTCATGTGGAGATAGTCACGGAAGGGCACGAAAAAAGGGAGCACGCTTCACAGCGCACTCCCCTCATCGGCGGTCAAGCAAGAATGCCAGCCACCATGTTATTTATCTAATAAGTAAATCGGTCAGAGTATCAGAGCATGGAGCCACAGGAGACGTAGCCATCAGTCTGTGGGAACTTCTCGATGCCAATCATCAGAGAGTCGAAGGCATCGGAGCCATCGGTGCGAGCCTCCAGCTTGTCCTCTTCGGTCTCTGCCAGCTTTTCGCCTCGCTTATCCTTCTTGCCATTGTAGACACCAGCGAGTCGGATGGATAGGAGCATGTCCTCGTTGTTCTCATCATTGATCATGGCACGGTGGTCAGCCTTGCCCAGGAACATGCGATTGAGGAGCAGCATTTTTTCTATATGCCCCATCGGGTTGCCCAGATAGACCTCGTTGACATACCAACCATGGTCGGTGAGATAGTTGGTGATGAAGGTGTGAAAGTCATCATTCATCAGGGCGTAGTTGTTGCCCACGAAGGTGGAGTCATAGTAGAAGTTGACCTCTTTGCAGCGATGATATGCATAGTAAGCCATGAACTTGTCGAGCAGGGTGGGCAGCTTCTCCTCATACTTGACAAAGATGCTCTTGAGCAAGCGGGCCTCTCCACGCAGGTTGTCTTGGCCAATGGCTATCCAGTTGATGAGGGCGTTGGCATCGAAGGCGATGCAGAGCGGTCGGTCTGGGTCAACGTCAGCATCCATTCTTGAATCAACGTGCTGCAGCTTTTCCACATCATACTCCAGTCCATCGAGGTAGTCGAGGTTTGGAGCAGAGTAGAGGTTGACATCTCTGAGGTTGGAGTAGAAGCCATCGAGCGAGATGGAAGGTCGCTTGCACATGATTGATGTCTGGAAGGTGAGTGCAGGGAGGTCACGTTTCATCTGCTTGATGAACTCCATGCCCAGGACCTCGACATTATAGACGGATGAGTACTCCTTGTAAAAGAGAGCCTTGGAACGCAGTTGTGCCAGGAGCAGCCCAATCTCTTTGAGTCTGCGCTTGGCATATAGGCTGATGTGGCCAGAGGTCTTGATGCGGTTGCGTATGTCATACTCCTCGACCACGAGTGATGATATCGCCTCTATGAGGTGAGGGTCGCAGTCTTTTTTATAGTTGAGGAACCAGGAGCCTTTTTTAGTCACGGGCATATCTGAAGTAATGAGCATGCCATGGTGATAGTAGTGTTGGCCAAAGAGGTTGACATTGCCTCGGTTGGCAGGGAAAGTCTCGTCTTTGAGCTGCTCGAAGTCGATGAACTTAGCCTCGTCGATGTCGAGGTAGTCGAGCGAGAGGGAGTTAGATGTGCCCTTGCGGTCTTGTGAGATGATGGTGCCGATGGAGCCGTTGTAGAACGATATGGTGTTCTCCCAGTTGGAAGGAGGGATGACAGGATCAGGCCACCCCAACTTTTTGGGCGGTTTGATGCCGATGACATAGTGCTTGCCACGGTGGAAGCCCCATCGCTCCCAGTGCTGTAGCATGGACGGTATGGTGTTGGTGAGGCATCGCTTGGTATTGGCGGAGACGAAGCCGCCATTGCTGCCAGGCATGCGCTGCATGTTGCGCAGGTTGAAGGTGGCATGGAGAATGCTCTTGCCAATGCCTCGACCGCCCACGACCACGTTGTCGCGAGCGGATATGAGGTTGACCTCTTGTTGCGCAGGGTTGAAGTATTGCTCTATCATGTTGTGCCCTTCTCTTGTTTGATTTCCTCTGTAGGTGTATACTCCAGCAGCTGCTCGTCATAGTCTTCGCTCTCGATCTTGATGAGATCCATGGAGTTGTCGGTGTATTTTTTGATGAGCTTCTTGATGGTGCCCATCACGTTAGGTATGCGCTTGAGACCGAGATGGCGAGGGTCTGAAGTAGGTATGAAGACCTGAGGCTGTATCTGGTCATAGCCGTTGTCGACAGGATCTTCTTTGTCGAGCAGGTGATATTTGCCGTATGCGGCGGCAGCTGCAGCCATGGCTCTGGCATCGCCCATATTGTCTGCCTTCTCGTAGGTGCGCTGAATCATCTGGTCGAAGCGGTACCGGGCAAAGTCCTTGGAAACCTTCTGCAGGTTGCCCAGTATGAGCTTGATGAGGTGCAGGTCATTATAAGCCATCATGCGCTGCACCTTGTAGTCCTGCATATCCTTGAAGACAAGTTCCTGGTCTGTCTTGCGTGGATTGATGAGCCACCAGGCATAAAGAGCCCGGATGCGCAGAATGCGGTCGCGCACGGGTGCGGGAACATTCTGTGCATCCATCTCTTCGGGTGTGCGGTCCATCAGGTCGATGATGGCATCGATGTTGGCTGGTTCTCTCATATCTTGATCTCCTCTATCATTTTATTCAGATATTCATGTGTGCGCTGTACGGCTTGAGGTGAGCCGGCTGCAGCCAGCTCCAGCTCATTCCTGCGAATCTGCTGCCTGACTTTTGCCATGCCCAGATAATAGACGCGCCGGAGCTCTGATGCAGGGTCGAGAATCTCTTCACGCAGAACATCCTCCTTAATATCCAAAAGGACGGACATCTCCGAAATCGGAGTCAGGTTCTCTGCCAGCTCTTGCACTTTGTTGAGTAACTCCTGAGTAATTTCCATTGATTCTTAAGCTTTGATTGTCACAATGACTGGTATATCCATTGAACAGGTCGGCAAAGACCTGTGGTTCCGTGGTGATGATGGTACTCTCGTCACGGCTGCCGTATGTCTGGTTTTGGGACGTGACGACCGAAACAACATGCTGATCATTCCGGAAAAGCGTCACCTTGGAATGGTTCTCGCCCAGATAGACATCATCGAAGCATGCCGACATAAGCCGCCACAGGTGTACGGTCTTCTTGCTTGCCTTCACATCCAGCAGCATCTTTGCCGACGAGATGCTGCCCGAATCCCGCATCAGGCGGAAACCTCTGAGGAACTCCTCGGAGGTGGAGTAGGAAGACACCCACACATCAGCAGGACCAATCTGTGAAAGAATCCACTTGATGAGTCCGAGTGTGTGCAGGTGCCGTCCGAAGTATGCCTGTGTCTTCACCTCATCGATGGGTTTGAGTATATCGGCAACTTTAACCCTGGCTGGCATTTTCGGCGAGTCTGGCTTTAGCTACACGGTCACGGTCGGCACGTGTCACCTGGTATGAGTCGTAGGTGAGCATATCGGCACGATACTTCTTGTCGAGATCCGAAAGAATCTTTAGATGCTCGTATCGGTCGCATGGTTCCTTGTCTTCCATCGCCTTGAGCGTCTCGAAGGTAGATTTGATTTCCTTGTATCGCTTGGCGTTGATATCCCAGAGGTCGGCTACTTCCTTGGGCAGGAAATCGTGATCCTTGCGCTTGCCCTTACGGACAACAGCCACTCCATCGCTATCCGAGGACGGGAGTTCTGTATCATCGGTAGAGGCATTTTCCTCGATGGAATCGCCGTTTTTCTCCGATTTTCCCTGATTTTCTCCGTTATTCTCTGCTTCTCCTTCGGCAATGATAGCCTGGGCTTCAGGAATCACGATATCGTTCATCTTCCTGACCTCCTCGATGGTCATGTTGTCGAGACGGATCTTGAGGAACTTATTCAGTTCATACTCTATGTTGGTGCGGTATGCCTGGGGCTGTCGGGTTGCTCGGACATGATAGAACCGGTTCCGGTTGAGACGGAAGAGCATATCTGCTCCCTTGATGATTTCTGCATCCGATTCGTGCTTAGAGTTGAGCCACTCCTGCATCTGTCTGGTAAATTGATGATCCATATTCAATATATAATAAGGTGAAAACAAACAAAGGCGGCTCAGGCACGAAGCGAGAGCCACCTAAGCAAATCAGTATGTGTAGTTATGTAAATTTGGGCAAATCTTACGCGTGATCGGTTGCTTCCCAAGCAGAGCCATCGCTGCCCTTGATATCACCTTCATCTGTCTCAAGCTTGCCATCATAGTATGGAGCAGGGCAGAAATCGGTGGCCTCTACGCCGAGAGTTGAGGTCTTTGAGTCGGTAGCTCCGGCGCCGCTGTTCTGGGCAAATGTGGTCTTCACCGGGAACATCTCGTTACCGAGAATGCGGAAGCGGCCATTAGGATCCTGCTGGGCATAGACCAGTTCGTCATTGATCGCCATACGGCCGAAACCGGTAATATCGGCATCAGTGCCGCCGATGATATACTCTGCCTTGTTGAGGAAGGTAGCTGATGGAGCTTCGCCCTGAGTCTCCGTGGTGATGGAAGACTTGAGTGCTACGAGGTCAACTGCGTGCCACTTGGCATCAGCGGCAAGAGTGAAGTCACCCTTATAGGTGGCGAGTTCCTCCAGTCCCTTGGTGGTATCGCCAGGATCTGGAAGCTTTGGCCATGCAAGAATCTGCGAAAGCGGGATGGCCAGGAACTTCGGCTTAATGCCGGGACGAATAATCGTACCCGGACATTTGCGCACAGATTTATATAAATCTTTGTTAGTACATGCCATATTTTAATCTCCTATATTATATAAGGTGAAACATTAGACGTTTCCGTCAGCGGTAGCGTCCTTGTCACTCTGTTTGCCGCCAGTCTGGCTGGCAGATGATGTGGCTGCCTTCTGGATGAGTGGCTTGGTACCATCATCGGTGATGAACAGGGCTCGCTCCTTGTTGATGCTCTCAAACTGGGTACCGAAGAACTTGGTAGCAATAAAGTCGAGTTTCCATGGGTGATACTTCTCGACCTTAATCTGCTCAGCATCGTTGTTGTTGATCTCGTTGACGCCCACCAGCATGTTGCTCTTGGTAGTAAGTTCAAAGAAAGGAGCATCCTTCTTGTTGGAAAGGACAGCGAACTCAACGTTGCCGAATCCTTCTACGGTGAGGTGGTTGTAATCCTTGTTGTAAGGAGCAGCACCAAACTTCTTGAGGAAGGCACGGTTGTAGAGGTTGACGAATGACTGAGGAACGTAAAGGTAAACCTTATCCTCTGCCATCAGCTCTTCATCGGCGAATTCACAGATGCCCTGTGCGAAATCTACGGCGTTGTCGTCGTTGATGGTCTTGTTGTCGCCCAGAATATCTGCAATCTTGATAAGGTTTCCGAGGCCACTGGAAAGCTTGCCGGCATCCAGTTCGGTCTTGGCAATGGTATCGAAACCATTGAAGAGGTCAACAGAACCTGTTCCTGTAGGGTTGCGTACAGCCTTGAACAGAACCTTGTCGAGGTTTTTGCCGAGCTTCAGGGCGAGGAGCTGAAGAACCTGCAGCGTGATAGGCACATTCTTCAGGGCATCGCCATTAGTGACGTTGGCGCCCCAGATGGTGGAATAAACTGAGTTAGGTGAGAACTTGATATCGACATTGCCAAAGAACACCTCCAGGGTACGAGGTGTAATCTTGACGTTGCCGTCAGCTACGCGGTTCTCATCGTATGGACCGAACTCAGCACCGCCTGTAAGTTCGCCTACGGTCTCTGATACACGGATGCCTGGGCGAAGAGTCATGTAGCTGAGTGACTTCTTCAGACCTCTGGTAGGCATGGTGATTAACTTATTACGGTAGATCTTTGCCGTCTTTTGCAGCTGTTCCTTTACTTCAACAGGTGCAACAAATTTATCATTCTCTGCCATATTATGCAAAATCAATTAAAACGTCCGATACTTGATCTGAGCAGAAGTCCTGAGCCTTGTTGTCATCTACGGCAGTGTGGGTTTCGCCACCCGGTTCTTTCTCCAGATCCCTTACTTTCTCTTCAAGGTCTTTCTTATCCTTCTCCAGGTTCTTGACCTTATCCTCCAGTTCCTTCTTCTCGTTCTTGACCTTATCGAGTTCCTCGTCCTTGGTCTTGATCGAGCTGGAGTCGGCAGCAATCTTATCCTCCAGCTTCTGCATCTGCTCCTGGGAGATGGTGCAGTCCTTGGCTGATTCTTCTGCCTCAATGCCCTCTACGTTGAGAACATTGTTGATGTGAGTCCATTTCTTAATCATATCTAAAACATTTTTGTGTGAGTTTTCCTTTCCGAAGATTCGTCCCAGGAAGCCCGGCTTCTTCTCATACCAGGAATTGACGACCTCTGGCAATGCTGGAAGATTGTTGTACTTGATGAAGTTCTGTGTTGACTCCGTGATTTCAGCCGGCTTGCCATCCATCGACTCATCCACTAAACCGAGATCGATGCACTCATCCACGGTATGCCATTTGGCTTCAGACATCACCTTGATGATATCCTCGTGCTTCTTTCCCGAGCGATCGCAGTAAACATTGGCAATGATATTGTCTATCTTCTGCTGGTCTTCCTGCTGCTTCTGCAGCTGCTCGATGAGGGAACCGATTTCTTCCTCATTGAGGGCGCTCCATACAAACTGTTCCGTGGAACACTTATGAACCAGGAGCAAACTGTACTTGTTCATTCGGATCTTCTTGGCGCCCATCGCACAGATGGTGGCGGCAGATGCAGAGAAGCCCGCCTGAAAGTCAACCGTCACATCGCCATGGTCCTTGAACATCTGACAGATGGCGAGAGCTGCGGAAACCGCACCGCCCGGCGAATCGATGGCTACATCGACGTGCTTGCCTTTGTTGTTATTAAGGATATCGCGGACCATAAACTTGGTCCACGACCCTATATAACCGGTGATAGATATTTGATATTTCATACAACTTAGCGAATTTGATTGCCGCAAAGTTATATAATAAGGAGAAGAAATAAAAAAACTTATTCTATGATTTGGAGCGGTCTGATGACGTCTGTCCAAGTCGCTGTATAGGTAATCAGGGAAGATTCCGTATGTGAACTTGGCAGGTTTTCGGTACGGGTGAGTACCGGATATGGTCGGCGGTCGCAGCCCATAAGGTAGCGAATGCCATCTGCCGTGGTGATTCTGAAGGCTAGAGGTCGGTAGTTCGGATCTATCTGCTCGCACGACTTGAAGGTGAGCTTGGAGGTGAAAATGCGGACTTTTGACTCTACTTTGTCGGAAATCTCACAACTTGACGGAACTTTGCATTGAATTGACCGGAAGTTAGCAGCCGACGGTACAATGCATCTCTGATCCATAGGGAAGACGACACTTTTGAGGTTTTCTGCCTCTGTCATCTCAATCTTGATGATGTTTTTGATGTATGCCATATTTCTAAGTTGTTTGGTTATTTCGATTATTTTCATTCTGTTCGGAGTTGTTCGCCGAAACGGAAAAAATTGTATTAATCTTTATAAAATCTTGTTGTAGAGTTTAAATTTATGCCCTTTTTTGCGTGCTGATCGCGCATTCTGTAGAAGCATTGGCGCACGGTATCCTCATAATCAATGCCAATGCCATGTTGCTCGCACCAGGCTGAAATGAGTGATGAAAGCTTGCATGAGCGGTCAGCGATGTCCTTCAGGGATGCCCAGAGGTCTATCTTGAAAAGGTCGGTGATCATCTCCTTCACGGCTCTTCTGGCACGTGGGCCCAGGTAGTTGTACTCACGTATTGGCTTTGCCTTGGATTCCGGAAGCGAGATGGCGATATACTCATTAGGGTGAATGAGCCATCGGCTCTGTTCGTACTCCTCATCTTTGAAGGTATTCGTCACGCTCTGGTGCAGTGAGGCGGCATCCGCCTTCTCCATCTCTTCCTGGCTCTCCTGTTCTACTGGCGACATTCTAGCCTGAGGCGGTTTACTTGTGAACCGACGTATGACGGCAACCTCGTTGCCGATGATAGGGAAAATAATTGGATTTCCATAACTGTGGTATGCCCATTGCCTGATATGCGCAGGAACTTTGATGAAAACGACTTTATTCATAAGCAATTTTTCGGCAAAGATACAAATAAAAATTCGAATAGCTAATAATTATTAGTAAAAAACTAATAAATATCAGTAATCTTGGTGTGATATAATTTCGTCCGAAAAGTTTGTATTTTTGTATCGTGTAACTTTGGCTTTATAACTCTCTGATAATCAGCGTTATTTTCTTGATACATTTTTCAGATACAAAAAAGTGGGCCAAAACAAAGTTGTAACATAACCTATATGAAGAAGTAAGCCGCTGATACAAAAATGGTTTGTTACAAACTCCTAAAAGTTTGTAACTAAGTTGTAACGCAACTTTGTAAACGTCCAAAATTGGATTTAACCTCCTCTTTTCTAGTTATTTATACCTTCTTACTAACATTCTGTTACAGAGTTACAAAAGATTTGTATAATAAATAAGAAAGGGGAGTGGGGAAAACAGCGGTAGGCGGGGGAAAAGGGCTAAAATGAGCCTGTCGGGCAGGGCTGGCCATACCTGGTGAAGACGAAAAAGGGAGCGATGAACAGATGCTCATCACTCCCTCGTAACATGAGAAAAGAAATATAAAAATCAGCGAATTTCGCTTGAAAATTTTGCCGAAAATATTTGCATAATTCAGATATTTTTTGTACCTTTGCACTATAACTTGGGGCTATATACCCTATTATATATGTAGGGGGTTAGAAAGGTTCGTTACTATTAGTATCTATCTTGCTCCAGTCGATTGTCGATTGATAATCACCCTTTTTTGCTTGAGTTTCTTCTTTTGGAGAATCACTCTTCTTGCTTCTGAGATAAATCATCTCAACCGGGCTTCCATCAGGATGCGCTGGATCTCTTCTGATAATGCGATGCTGGCTGTTACAGAGGTCATCCGGGTTCAGGGCTTCAATGTATGGGCATAGCTCCACAAATGCCTTCAGCTTCTTGGTAAAGCTCTGTGTCGTTGCTTTGTTAAGGCCAGAGAACTGTTTGAAGTCTGTAAATGCCTTTTCTCTTACGACAAACTCGTCGAGTCTTCCACTCTCCTCAGAGAAATAAGAACTGGCCCAATCCTCGAAGTTTACACCCATATCAGCTTTAAACTTGCGCTTAACGATATTCTCCATAGGTGGAAGTATCTTTACGGGTTCTCCCACGAGAGATATGTAGAAGCGGCAGCATTGCAGGAAGAAGTTGATATCTGCGTTCCATTCGGCCTCAGAATAGGTCTTGGAAAACAGATCCTTGTCGAAGTCATCTCTGATGCTTCTGGTCTCCTGGTAGTCATTATCCTCCGTGCGCTGATGATAATAGTCTGAGAACACCATATACAGCAATCTCGCCTCTGAAGACGGATCGAAATCTGCCGGCACATAATTAGTAGTGAAGGCAATTTTCGGGCTATCCTCGAAAGGTATAGTGAAGCTCTGGTTGTTCTTTGGGTTTACAGTCATATCTGAAGTAATATTATCATAGAAGAGTCCTGTGTTGAGATACCGGTCACAGTCATCGAGCAGCAGCATCTGGGTGTGCTGGGTTACCTGGTCGAAGACATGAGGGTTGTCCATCAGCTTCGGATTTCTACCGGACAGCTTAACGGTCTTCATCAGCAAAGAGAGTGTCTTGAAGAAGAAACTCTTACCCGAACGGCCGTTGCATTCGTTGTCTTCGCCGATTTTGTTGTCCATGGCCATAGGCGCCCATGCTCGTGAAGGAGACTTGTAATGATGAAGCATATACCCGAATGTGAATATCTTGTTGATGAGGTTCTGTTTCTGTTCGGCAATCTCGACATCGGTCAGGCCTTCACCTGCGATATCGAATAGATGAGCCTTATGATATGCTTCTTTCTCATCAACGCTTCTCTCCTCGAAGTTGTATTCCAGTTCCTTGCGCCAGTAGGTGCGTGAGGCGTTGATCAGATAGCCAAAGAAGTGAGAACTCACGTTCTTGACCTCGATATCAAACTTCGGTCTGCCATCCTCATCGATGGTGCGCGTGATGGTGAACATATCATCGAGCTTCTTGAAGTTATGATCGATGACGTTCTCCTGCCATACGTAGTTCTTGAGCGAGCTTCCTTCACGCTGATACTCAATCAGACCATCCTTGGTTACCTCTATGCTGACACGAGGGAAGAAGAACAGCTGTGAATGATTGGTGTAGTTGGTGAAGTCAAGCGTTATTTCCTGGAGTGAATCGAGCGCAGCGCTGGAGAGCTTCGGGGTATTCAATACCAGGTTGAGAATATCTCGCTTTTCTGCTCTGTCGATGACCCATTGTCGGCAGAACTCACGGATATCTCTTGTGGTGATGAGCTTCACGATGTTACCGGTGATTCTTACATACTTCGTGATGGTGGAGTTCTCGTCGTGGAGCGTGTAGAAACCGTTAAGGCGAAGGAAATTGTAGAGGCACGCAGTATCGATATAGTGGTCCCAGGTGTTGGACTTCTTGTTGAGCTTGCTCACCCAGAAACGGGCAGGCATGGCCAGCGTCATCAGGTTGCGGAAGTCCTTGCGGGTATTGCGCAGCTCCATCCAGTCACGGAGATCCTTGCGGCCTTTTCCTCGGTTGTCGTGGTAGGTCCTGAGCCATTGTGGCAGCCAGATTGTATGTATGTCAATGTAGCGCAGGGCAAGTTCCGTTCCCTTGGAGATACCGGTCTCGTCGATGTCCGGTATATTATAGAGTACTTCCACATACTTCATGATTTCTCTGTATTCCTCCTCGCTGAGCTTATAGGTCTCAGAGTTGAACCATAGAGGGTGATAACCGAGAGACTTGCAGCAGAGGCTATCTCGTTCGCCGCTGCAGATGAATGCTTCAGGAAGTTTCTGTTCTTTATAGACCTTCGATTCATCGACGTTGGTCTTGTTGAATTCAGCCATCTCCTTGGCGTTGAACTCATGGTATGCTTTCTTGAGCTCAGCCAGACCATTGATGTACTTCTTAGGCTTGACACCATCAGGAGTATATGAGAATCTCCACTGTTTGCTGAAGTTGAGCGGTTCGTATATCTTGTAGAATTTTACTTCCGGTTTCTCTCCTTCAGCTGGAGAAACCAGGCACTCACGCATGAAGATAGGGTAGTGCTCATTGCTGTATTTGATCTTGACCTTGCGGTCTTTGACATATCCAATCCATTTGGCTGAATGCCAGTTGAGGGCATCCACATGTTCCTGCTTCACGTTTGGACCAAGAACCTTCAGTTCATCTTCCGTGAATTTATCATTGAGTTCAAAGATGCGGGTACCATCTTTCTCATCGATGGTGGCATCACGTTCTGCAAAAGTAGGCTTGTTTACATCCTTCTTGAGCTCATCGGTAACGTTATACTCTGCTGCCAGGCGAAGGATGGCATCAGGGAAACGGTCGATATTCTTCTCCTTCATATAGAGATCGATAGGAGATTCTGCATTTCCTTCGCCTCCAAAGTCTGTTACTCTCCAGCATTCCTTGTACTTCTTCAGGGAACACGATGGGGTATTCTCCTTTCGGATGGCAAAGTGCTTCTTGGGCGTTCCTGTGCAGTATTTCTGCACGCATTCTTTGGCGTCCGGGTATAATGCGATGATTATGTCCAGTCCGTCATCGGTTGCCTGGTAAATCTGTTCTGCTTTGATCATATTTCTTTTCCTTTAAAAACTGCCTGCAAAGATAAATGTTTGCAGGCTCAAAACAAAATACTTGCTGCCGATAGCCTTAATGCCTTAGGATATGTAGCTTTACGGCTTTGTTGACAGCATTTGGCTGAGATAGGTTGATTTCTGAGAGAATGCGGCTTTCGAATTCCGCTTGTGTCTCGAATCTTTTACGTAGTGGGGGGGTAAGGAAATCTATGATAGCCTTATACCCTGATTCCAGTGTCATTATTGCTTTCATATTCGTTTATTTTTTCAGGTGTACATCCGAGTGGTTCAGAGCTATGCTCTATATATCTGCGAAATAGGGGGCAGTATCTTCCGTTGATACAGTTCACCCCTATTGGGCAGCTTAGACATTTACTTGGAGGCATCTACTTGTACGTTAAATCTATCGTCGTGGAGAAGTAGCTTGGTGTGGATGTATTCTGGTCGCTGCTCCTCTTCGTTCCATCTGATTTCCCGGAAGTCTCTACCGCCTACCTCACATTCGGAAGCATTCCCGGTTTTATCCCATTCGACAATATGATCTTTCCCATCTTTGGTGGGAACTACACCTAATATACATTTGCCAAAACGGTCGTTTCTAACTTCATATATAGTAGCATCAGGGAATTTTTCCTTGATGGCATCCTCTATAGACATAGTTTTAACCTTTCTTTTCATTGTTTCTCATTCTATATTTAACCTAAAATCCGCAAGCAATCTCAATGGCAATCTCAATTGCAGTAAAGAGCTTGAA